CTAAGTTTCATTCCAAATATCCAATACTGCTGGTTCTGCTTCTGGGGATTCAGGTTTGCTTGTTGCACGATCTAGCGCCATAACCATAGCAATACAAGCGTCAATCTTTCGTTTAGATTTTCCTTTGCTCAATGTCCATCCTTTGTCGCTCATTCGTTGTGCTGCCGATAACACTTGATCCGTGAATGTTGGTGTGCCGTCATGTGCAACCTTTTTAGCAACAATCATTTCGTAGGCGTTACCGCAGGCAGGGATCATTCGTGATGCTGACTGTGGAAAAGTAACAAGGTTCATTCCTTCATCCGAAAGGTATTCTGCCGAACGCTCAAAAAATGCAGGGTCATAGACAAACTCTCTGACTTCATATGTGTTGTGTAGTTCTCGCAAGTGTGCTTCCACGCCAGCGATATCAATGCCTTCCAGTTCAGGATTCCAAATCTTTGCCCGAACAACAACCCTGTCCTCTTGCGGTTGCGCAATACAAACAGCGATCGTGTCACGCTTTAACGCCATATCTATCCCAACCCATACAGGAAGTTCAGGGTCAAGTTGATGTGTATGCGATACACATTGTTCCCATGCGCCTGTTGGCAGCCATGACTCTTGGCTTCTAGTCCAGTTATTCAAACGCCATCTGCGTACAGACGATTCAGCAGATTGCTTCACTGCGGCAGCCAAATCCTCTGGATCAAGCAAGCCTTCAGCAAGGTTCGGGTTCGCTATCGCCCACGCTTTGCGATCATTCAGATCACAATCCTCTGGGGCTTCCCACCACCAAAATCCAAATGTTTCATCATCTACCTCGCCAGAAGCAACCTGCTTTCCGTACTGGTACATCTGTCCTGCAGGAGAATCTAAATCAAACCCTGCTGTCGTAATGCTAATGCTGATTGGTTCAATACGGTTTCCAGAACCTAACTGCATCTGGTCAAGCAGGTCACTATTTGATTGACCCCATACTTCATCTATCAAAGACACCGATGGGTTGAGTCCAGCCAAACCTTTCACTTCGCTAGATAGAACACGGAACACAGAACCAAAGCGTGGCATCTCAATAGCGTCACGATAAATCTTTGCCTCACTATTTAGCAACGGGCTGTTCTGTATTTGCTGTTTTGCTTCACCAAAAATAATTCGTGCCTGCTGTCTGTCGTTAGCAATCGCATATATCTCCGAACCAGCCTCACCACTAATCATGGTAAATACGCCAAGCGCACTCATCATCAGACTCTTGCCATTCTTTCTAGGCAATCCGATTAGCGCACGGCGATAACGCAATCTGCCATTTTCATCATTCCTCTCAAGTAGAGAACGCAACAACCATTTCTGCCAGTTCGTGAACTCTAAAGGCAATCCACCCTTGAAACCTTTTAACACATGGAAATGCGCTTCAGCAAAAGCGATTAGTTCATCACCGTCAGTTTGCAAATACTTTCTAGGCGTATAGAACGCTGGTTTCCAATTATTTGATGGCTGCACGCTTTTCGGCAATGCGCCTGTGGAGATCGCTGAACTCATGTTGCTTCACTTCCCCTGTTCCCAATAACCCTCGCTCTGATGGAGTAAATCCTATCTGACCAAGCAGCGTAATGATCTGACGATCAACCTCACGCAGCGCACGGCGTTCACGCCATAAAGTTTGATCCTGCGCCAACATAGCCCTCAACCTCATGCGCTCATCAACTCCTTCACAAAGCATCATCACAAGTTCGGTATCCATATTCAATTTCAACCAGCCAGCACCACTAGTCCAAATCTGTTCCCATAAACGCAAACCATATTTTTCAGCCAACTGACGATGCGGCTCAGGAATGTGCGAACTAGGCAAAGCAACAACATCAGCCATAGGCGCAGGCTTGGGGAGTTTTCTGCCTGAAGGATTACCTATGCGCTGCTTGCGCTCAACAGGTTTCCTGTTATGTCCACCACTGCCTTTGCCACCCATATTCTTTATACCTCGCATCCAATCAGATACATATTGACACAAATCCTTCTTGATTCGCTTTCATTTCGGTTCTTTTCCTTCTTAAAAAACTGCTTTTGCTGACGGGCTACACGCAGTGGAGGCACAGGGGTAACGGTAGCAAGGGATATAGGAAAAATGGTGGTGCGGGGTATCTGTAGAGGGTTTTGGTGTTTGCGTGCGTTAGATCGCATTGTGGTGGGTGTGGTGAGGTTTCTAGTGGGGTTGTATTGGGTTGTTCTGGCGTCTGGAGTTGCATGATCTGTGGGCTGCTGCTAGTGGTGAGTTGGGGTCTGCTGGTATTAGGTGGTCTGCTGTGAATGGGTCTTGTGTTCCTCTGTTGCCTTCTCCGCATATCCAACAGTTTGTTGCTGTGTCACGCACTATCTTTGCTCTGCGTTTGTATGTGCCTGCATAGTGTGGTCGTGCAGGTTTTGGGTGTTGTCTGTTCCATTTCGTTTGACAGGTTTCGCAGCGTGATCCGTTGTTGGTTAGCGTGCGGCAGGTCAGGCATGGTCGGCTTATAGGCATCAGTGTTTCTCTATGATCCAGCCTGCGAACTCTCCGAACCTAAAGAACTGTTCAGCAATGTCTGGTAGTTCGTTGGCTTGTAGTGGGCGTTGTATTCCTGCAAGGGATAGTTCTTTGGCAATGATCTGCTCTGGGCTTACGCCTGTGGCTACCTTGCCAGCGAGGGTTAGCCTGCGGTTGATCGTTCCTATGTAGTTGGCTTTGGTTTCTATCTTGTCCACAATGATTATCGCACCACCCTTATTGCATTTGGCTATCAGGTTGGCTATTAGGTTTTGTCTTTGTTCCATAGTCAGGAACATAAGTACAAGGAATATGGTTGCTACATCAAAGGGTTGATAGTCGTATGTGGTGCAGTCTGCGATCTCTAATGTTCCTTGTGCTTCAAAGTGTTCTGCCATCTCTGCGGCGTTCTCTATAGATATGAGTTTGGCTTTCCGTGCTGTGAGGGATTCGTCAAGGAGTTTTCCTATGTTCCCTGTAGATGCACCTATGTCGTACATGACACCGTTCTCTGGTAGGTAGTGGCGAACGGTATGGGCTACAGCACCACTCACTAGGTCGTACCACGGCAACGATTCTCTCACATGGGTATCAAACTCTTTGGCTACACCTTTGTTTTTGAATGTCCAGTTAGTTGGGATTTCCATTGAGGATTCCTTTGTGTATCGCTTCTGCTATTGACTTCATCATTAGAGGTGGTACTGCTCTGCCAATTCTTTCGTAGCGTTGCTCAAAGGTTCCTGTTAGTTGGAAGTCTGCAGGGAATCCTGACAGCAGGCGCAGTTCGTTCAGGTTGAACTTTCGTGGATAGTCGGGGTGTGTTATGGATGCGCTGCCAATGTTCCCTCCACCAGCAGTAAGTGTTGGCACGGGTTTGTTTTTGTGTGGTCTGACAAGTTGAAAGTATTTCTCTGAGGATTCACCGTTGCGAAGTTTGAGCCATTCGTTGTAGATGGCGTATCTTTCAAATGATATTTCTTTCCCTGTTTCCTCATCAATGTTTGATGGTTCGCTGCCAATAACTTCTGAAAGGTTATATCTGTATGGCAAAGGCTTTGGAAATATTGGTTGCAGGTTTAGATCGTTTCGTGTTCCTACAAAGATAAGTCTTTGTCTTGCTTGCGGCACGCCAACATAGGAGGCATCAATCACCCTCGCTTCAACTTGGTATCCGCAACGCCTAAGCCTTTCAAGAATCAACTTGAAATACCCTTTCGCAGAACCAAGCACAAGCCCTTTAACATTCTCAGCAACAAATACTTTTGGTTGTATATCGGCGAGAAGTCTGGCGAACTCTAGAAACAAATCATCTGATCGTTGTTCTGTGTCAGAGTAACTATTGACTTTGCCCCATCCTCTTTCTCTTTTACCTGCTGTAGAGAACGCTGCGCACGGTGGGGATCCTTCCATTACATCAATCTGATCTGTTCCTGCTAACTCAAAAACATCTTTCGCTGTAACTTGCCGAATGTCACGACCATCAATAGGTGTTCCCTGATGGTTCAAACTGTAAGTGTTTCGTGCTTCCTCCACGAACTCTGATGCGCTCAAGATTTTGTATCCTGCCATTTCAAAACCAAGACATGATCCGCCACCGCCAGAAAAGAATGAAACAACATTCAAACCATTAGTTCCCTTGATGCTTTCAATCTCGCTCATAGACGGGATGCTGTATCTAGGCTTGTTCATATTCTTTCCATAGTTTGTTGTAAGCAGTAACAGGAGACTTTGCTTGCGGTGCAATAATCTCTAACACCGCAGCACCTATCGTTTCTGCGATACATGAATCACCTAGTTGAAGGTTCAAATGTTTCTTAAGTTTCATATCGTCAAGTTCTGGATAGTCTCGCCTGATTAATTCTTTCTGTCTTGGCGTATGAATATCAAACCAAGACAAACCATTAAAGAGTTCAAAATAAGGTTTTTGCATATACGGCAAATGCAATCTGATGTTTTTTAAGTCAGCGATTTGTTTCAAAGTTTCGGTCTGTGCGTGATTCTTTTCCGTTAGTCGCACCTTCCTGTATGCCTGAAACTTCTCTGTAGGTGTCCTGTGATGAATCATTGCTTTCTTTGATAAACCATAATGACCATCAGCACCTTGACCACAGATAAGGTTTCTAATATCAAGTTGTTCACACGCATCAAACACAAACATCATTGGGTAGATGCACTCAATAGCGGTTTTCTTTTTCAAACCAAACTGTTGTATTTCATAAATGACTTTCTCTAAAACAATCTCTGGTTTAGTAGGAAGTAGAACAGGAATGAACTCAAGTCCAAACTTTTTTGCTAATCTTTTAGCAGAATCAAAATCATATGAACTGTCTTTGTTATCTAACTTGAAAGACAAAACATAAGGTTTGTGACCTAGATCCAAACTTGAAACAATCAATACTGCTGAATCAATACCACCAGAAGCAGATACACCAACGCTTCCCTCAATACCTTTTAATTCATTTGTGAGCGTTCCACGAACAGATCCAAGCGGAATCACTTTTGTTTGCCACTCCACTCATAACCACACTTTGGGCATTTATGCTCTGTGTCAATCGTTTCGTTATATTCAGGGAACTCATCCATTAACGGTGATTCATTATCGTTAATCAACTGGTCAAGATAATCACCATCAAACAAAGTTCCTTCAAGTGATCGTTCTGTCAGCGCAAGTTCACGCAACAAATCCTCTAACTGATCGTTGTCATATGTGGCTAAGTCGCTTGCCTTGTTGTCGGCAAGAAGGATCCGCAAAGCGGATTCGTCATCACAGTCAAAAGGTGTAGCGGAGATGTGTGTCCATCCAAGAGACTTGGCTGCTTTCCAAGTATGGTTTCCAGCGATTATTTGGTTTGTTGATTCTTGGAAAACAATCGCCCGATACTGTCCGTGTGCTTTTAATGATTCACAGATTGCGCCAACATCACCTTGTCTAACATTTCTTGGATGCGGCGTTAGTGAATCAATTTCTACTAACAAACTTTGAATATCTTTTTCGCTCATGCTGTTTCCTTAATTGTATATTCGGCGTGACTCATAGTGATTAGTTTTCCGTTTGGTTGTAGAGCAACCCATGTTGGTGCGTCAGGATCGCAGCCGCATCCGTTCACATAGATTGGGTCACGGCTCACAAGCACATTGCACTTATGGCAAAGAAGTTGGATCACTAAAGTTCTTGACCTTGCGACATTGCCACTTGGATGCGCTCAATCATTGAACGCAACTGCTTTATTTCATCAACCTGCTCAAAATAGTTTGCTTCCAATACTGCGTTCTTGCTGCGCTCATGATCTCGTTCCTCACGCAAACGCTCTAAGGCAACCTGCATTTCATCAGTCCGTGCCTGCCAATGCTGCAACTCTGCTTTCATGTCCTCGCTCATTTTTTCTTTCTCCTTTTTTCAACCTCTGCTTCTAAGGCTTCCACAGTTTTGACCAGCCTGTCCACCTCCATCTGTCCAACGCTGATCTTTCGCAGAAAATATATGGCATTGACCAAATCGTTGGTTGTCATTGGTGTCTCCGTTCTCGCTTGCTTCTAGTTCCTGCGCCATCATTGCAGATGGGCGTTCCTTGCCTCAAGAGGGGATGAAAGACAAGTGCGTGGCTTACCGCAGGAGAGTTACAGCCTACCTATCAGCGTGGGTTTTCACGCTTCTTGGCTGCCGCTAATGCTTTCATTTGTGTTCGGTGTCTTGCTTCGGTCTGTTGCTTTCCAGAAACTTTGCCGAAGTAGTAGCCAGTGAAGTAGCACCCGAACACCATCAAACCGATGGCGAATAGTTGAAAGTCTGGAATGTCGCTCATGCTTGCACCTGCTCAATCTTGCAAAGGTGGACTTGTGTCTCACCCGTAGAAATCATTGACCGCATAAACTCTTGTGCGCCATGTGTTATGTCTTGCCCTTCTGATGCCATTCGTAGGAGGTTGAACAGCCATCCTGCTGCTGTCAGATCTCCTTCATCCTCGCTCACATAACCTTCCATCACTACCAATAGTTTGACTTCAAACATTGGTGCTAAGTCAGACTGGATCAGTTCTATGTGATCCAAGATTCGTTTTGTTTCCTTACTCATGCTGGCACCTCCTGTAGAACATTGAGCATTGATTTTGCTACGACTGCTTGCTGTCTCCACTGCTCTGGCAGATCGTGATCTGCACAGGCTGCCTCCCAAGCCATCTCTGGCGTTGTGATTCCGTCAAAGTGATTCCAGAAATGATCTATGTATTCAACTAATTCTATGGCAAGTTTTTCGCTAACCCGTAGATGTTTAGCAAGCAGGTTTGTTCGCTTTTTTTCATATTCGCCATGTCCAGCCCAGTATGCGGCGTTTGCGTAAGCGTGCATTGGTACACCTTCATCGTCAGCCAAATGAATATCCACAAGAAGTTGTAACTGTGGAAAGTGCTTCACGATCTCCTCGTGGATACATCCACCGCTTTCCCAAACCTTCCTGCCGTTCTTTGCCAGCCTGTAGATATCACCGCCGATAGAGAAATATGGCTTCTTGTTTCCGTCAAGATGTTCTAACTCTGCTCTGACTTGAATCCGATACTTCTGCCCTGCTTCGTAGAACACTTTGTTCCATTCTTTCGCTGCTAATAGTTTCATCTTTATGATCCTCCTCTTGAATCATTTTTGCTTCGGCATTATTGCCTTGTCCCGTGTTCCGTTTGAACGGCACGCCTTGAGCGCACGGGGAATAACTATTTAGAAAGATGGATCAGAGTATTCGTACTGGTCGTTAAGCCTGAGCCAGCAGTAAGTGTCACCCTTTGCTGCATAATG